TAAATATGATTAAATGGATTATTTTAGTATTGATTAATTGTGAAATTTTTCACTAATAAATATGATTAAATGGATTATTTTAGTATTGATTAATTGTGAAATTTTTCACAATCTCTCCTGTCATGTGAAATTTTTCACAATCTCTCCTGTCATGTGAAATTTTTCACAATCTCTCCTGTCATGTGAAATTTTTCACAATCTCTCCTGTCATGTGAATTTTTTCACAATCGCTCCTGTCAGTTAATTTATATTATACGTATGGGCCTACGCATTTTGTATTGTATACATATTTTAAACGTCCAGATGCGAATCGTATTGTTCAGCATTTTACGATATATACATCGTATATTTTTAACATCGTGACCAGATAGCTGTTTGGTATGTATATGGACTTTTGTTTAAAAAATAGCTTATTTATGGTTTATTGCGACGAAATCAGGACTAAATTGATTATTTTAGTCTTGATTAATTGTGAATTTTTTAACAGGATTATTAAAAAATTATAATTTTTTGCGCACAAATTATCGGCGCTTTTTTGTTTACATATTTTTCAAAGTATGGTAGTATGAACTTATCTTTTAAACAATTTGAAAGGAGATCGAAAATGGCTGAAAAAATGACGATGGCGAAATTGGAAGAAATGGTACGCAGTCTGACTGCCAGGGTCGAAGAACTTGAGACTAAGCGTGGTCCAAAGAGTTCCAGGGAGATGACCGAGGCGGATGCCAAGAGGATTCTGTGTGGTGACATGGCAAAAATGTCTCACAAGGTTGCGGCTGAAAAACTTGGGTTGTCTTATGGTCAGGTCTACTCATGTCGTGGCGGGTACACATTCCGTAAGATTCACGATGAACTTCGGGCTTCTCGTAAGAAGTAGTTGTTAACAAAACAAAGCGAACAAATTTAGTTCGCTTTGTTTTGGTTCAGCTTTGTGAAATATTTATCATGATTATTAAAAAATTATAATCTTTCTTTCGGCGCTTTTTTGTGTACATTCTCATTTAATAGTGTATAATCTATATATGAACACAAACAAAATAACTTCAATCTTTGAGACGGAGGCAATCATGAAAAAATTGTACACAGAAAAAGTTCAAAATCGTCAAGAAGCTATGAATGATATTTATTTTGACGAAGACATCAATGAACTTGCTGAAAGTTTTATGGATGAAATGGATATTTGGATTGAATCTCATGATGTTAGTCGTGTTCTACAAATCACTGAAGATTAAGACTAATTAGGAAAGAAAGTGAACCAACATGGTTCACTTTCTTTTTGACTATTATGTGTATTAAAATTATCTTCTTTATATTGATTTGTTTTATTATATCATATTATGTTCTATGTTCTATTATTTCACATTATGTTCTATGTTCTATTATTTCACAACGTATTCTATTATCTCATCTCACTTCTTTGTTCTATTATCTCAATACATGTTTTATTTTAATTCGTTGTTGATGTTCTATTATTGCGTTCTGTGTTCTATGGGACGGGTCTGTGTTCTATCAAAGGGGGCCCCTGTTTTAATGTTTCTCGGGCCCTCCCGCCCACGCACCGGGCCCACCGAAACTAAAATACACCTGTTCAGGAGATTTATCTCACCACCCAGCACCCAGCACCTAGCACTACGTGATTGCTATTATATACCCGTCATCTGATTTCTTTGTTTGCATCAAAAAAGCAAAAAAAATCCTCGGAAATTTTCCGAGGATTTGAATTCAATAAAACGCGTAATAATTTATTTTTTCTTCATTCTTGATTCTCGTATCTCATCATGTATTTTCCTAAATGTATATCCTCCTCTACATGAATATACTTGACCATAAGAAAGTCCTAATCTCTCTGCAGCTATTCTATGAGGTATTTTTGACATATCACCAGTTAATAATCGACGTGCATCGCCCTCAGTCATCTCTCTAGAACTTTTTGGTCCTCTCTTTTCTTCTAACTCCGTAATTCTTTGGTCAAAATTTGATAATGTATTTCCCATTAATTCCAATTGACTTAAAATCTTTTCCAACACATCTTTTTCAGACATTCATCACCTCCAATTTTTTTAAGGTTTATAATTTTTATTATAATATAAATATTTAATCTTGTAAATAAAATAATAACCTAATTTGCGCTCAATAAATTATAATTTTTTAATATTGGTAAATATTAAAGCCCTGCAAAATCCTTATTTACAATCTTCTATCTTCATGTTATAGTTATATTTAATTACATTGGAGGATACCATGAGTGATTCATTAGATCAATCAAAAGAATCCAAAAACCTACGTACAGAAGAAAAATTAATAAAATTACTGCAAGATTCATATACTAATTTCCATCCCGCACTTATACTCGCTGAATTAGCCCAAAAAGAAACATTAGATGACGGTTTACGGATCCAGGCAGCCAAAGCATTAATGCCGTATGTAGCTCCTCAGCTAAAATCTGTAGAAATATCTGGTAATATAAAACATGATTTTGGTGTATTAAGAGTTGCATTAGATCAAGATGCTATTGATGTTACACCTTCTGATGAAGATAATGAATCTTTAGATTATGATCCATTAGAAGAAATTAATGAGTTAGGATCAACTCCTAATGTGTTTGCTATTAATGATAAATGAATTTAACATTACACAAAAAGCAGATGATGGTTTTACAGATTCTGCGAAAAGGATTAGCTAATGAAATATTATGGGGCGGAGCGATGGGCGGCGGGAAATCTTTTATGCTCAGAGCTTTGGCCATTATTTTTTGCATGGAAGTGCCAAATTTAAATGTCTATTTATTCAGAAGGATAGGTAAAGACTTAATAGCTACACATATGAGAGGGCCGACGTCTTTTCCTGTTTTATTAAATGAGTTCGTCGAAGATAAACTGGTAAGTATAAATAAATCATCTAGCACGATTGAGTGGAGTAATAATAGCGTTATAGTCTTAAATCATATTCAACATGAGTCTGATTTAGATAGATATTTATCATCAGAAATACATGTTGCGTTATTTGATGAAGCTACAACATTTACTCCAAAGATGATAAAATTTATTAGATCAAGGATGAGACTTGGATCATTACAAGTCCCAGAAAAATTTAAAAAAGCGTTACCATTTGCGGTATATGCGACTAATCCAAGAGGTCCATCACATTTATATTTTAAATCTAATTTTGTGGATGTCCATAAACCATTAACTCCGTTCGTCGCACCGGATGATGATGGTGGAATGACGAGAATATTCATACCTGCGTTGTTGTCTGATAATCCGACATTAACAAAAAATGACCCGGATTATAGACAAAGAGCGATGGGTATGGGTGATCCAGAGGTGGTAGAGGCCTATTTAAATGGTGATTGGTCTTGTGCAGAAGGAGCAGCGTTACCGACATTTTCAAGACAACATCATGTCATATCAACAGATATTAAATTATCTTCAAATTGGGAAATAAGAGTAGGATATGACTACGGATATAGTGCGCCATATTCAGTAATATTTTATACCATATCTACAGGTGAAAGTGAGTATGACTTTTGTCCTCCAAAAGGGTCGATAATAATAGTAGATGAGATATATGGTGATTCAAATAAAAGTGAGATTGGATTAAAAGAGGATGTTGCGATAACAGCTGATAAAATAAAAGAAAGACAATTTGTAAGAAAATGGCCGAATCTTTTACCAGGACCTGCGGATAAAGCCATTTTTGCTAAAGAACAAGGTCCATCGATAGCGAGCATTTTTAAGGAAAAAGGTATCAATTTTGATGAGAGTATTAAATCTCCAGGTTCAAGGATAAGAGGATTATCTATAGCAAGAGAATTTTTATTAAATAGCGTTGTTAATAAAGAAAGTAAACCAGGTCTTTATATTTTAGATAGATGTGTAAGATTAATACAACATTTATCAGCGTTATCATTGGATGAAAAAACTGGTGAAGATGTAGATACTACACAACCAGATCATGATTGGGACGTAATAAGATATATTTTATTACATCAACAAAATGAGTTAAAACAAATTAAAATTAAAGGATTATAGGAGATATTATGGATATTATTGATATATCAAGTCCTGAGCATCCAAAATATAGAGATTTTTCAAGTCAATGGACTAGAATTCGAGATTGTCTTGAAGGTCAAGATAAAATAAAATCTAAAGGTGAATCATATTTACCGAAGTTATCCGGTCAAGATGTCAATGAGTATAAAGCTTACTTATTACGAGCGACATTTTTTAATTTAGCGTCAAGGATAGTCAGTGCAAATACTGGACTGATATTTAATAGGAATGCTAAATTAAAAGCGCCGGAAGGACTGGAATATTTGAATAAAGATGATGAGAATTTTACATCATTATATGAATTATTTTCTACTACTATCGAAGAATTATTAGTTATTGGTAGAATGGGCGTATTAGTTGATATACAACATGAATTAGCTGTTCCAGTTATATATAAATGTGAAAATATTTTATGTTGGAAATATACCAATGGTATTTTATCAGAAGTTATTTTGCAAGAATATAATTATGATGATCAATTAGAAGAGATAGAAATAAAATATAGACTATATTTGGATAAAGGTGTCTATACAGTTGATAAATATGTCGATGATCATTTTGAAAAAACTATTGTTCCTAATTATAAAGGATCTGTTTTACCATTTATACCCTTTGTTTGTGGTACTATAAAAGGATTATCATTTAATATTTTTAAATCACCAATCTTAGATATCGTCGATTTAAATTTATCTCATTATAGAACTTCGGCAGATTATGAACATGCCTTACATTTTGTAGCAATGCCGACACCAGTAATTACGGGTGTATCATCTGCTGATCCGGTAAAAATAGGTGCTACGGCGATAGTTTTACCGAATGAGAATGCTAAAGCTTATTATTTAGAATTTGTTGGTCAAGGAATAAATTCATTAGAAAAAGCTTTAGATAAAAAACAAGCTCAAATGTCTACTTTTTCTGCTAGAATTCAAGATACTTCCACAAAAGGATCAGAAGCAGAGGGTATTGTAAAATTAAGATATAGCTCAGATAATGCTACATTATTTGATATAGCTGTAATGACTGAATTAATATTAAATTCAGTGTGTAATATCATTGCACACTGGATGGAAATAAATGTAGTTTCAAATATTGCATTAGATAAAGATTTTATTGAGTCTAAATTGTCTGCAAATGAATTATCAAGTCTTACTAATGCATTATTATCTGGAACTATTGATGAAGAAACTTTTATTTACAATTTGAAGAAAGGAAAAATGATAGCTGTGGATCATGATATGAAAATAAATATTCAACGTTCTGAACAACCAAACACTAATACTAACAGTGAGGAGGAAGGTAATGGAAATTGATTGGGATGCGGTAAAACAAGATGAGCAGTTTAAAGAGATAGTTAAATCTTCAGCTGAAGAAATGGCTAAATCATTAGTTACGACTAAAGTTGAAGAAGCCATTTCTGATCTTAAATCTAAAAATTCTGAGCTTATTGGTGAGAAACGTAAATTAGCTGAAAAATTAGAGGCTATTAAAGACTTTGATTTTGAAAAAGCTAAAAAAGCAATGGATTTTGTAGATAAGGATGAAACAGCTAAATTATTAGCTGAAGGTAAATTTGACGAAGTTATTGAGGCTAGAACTGCTAAAGTTAAAGATGAGTATGATAGTAAAATTCAGGAAATTTTAGAAGCTAAAGCTGCAGCAGAATCTGAAGTATCTGTTTTACGTAAAAATATTGATAGTATCACTATTGAAACACATCTTCGTAAAATTGCCTCAAAAGCGGGAATACTTCCGGATGCTATGGATGATGTTCTTTTACGAGGACAAATGGTATTTTCTGTGGGCGAGGATGGAAATTTGGAAGCCAGAGATAAGAACGGTGATTTTATCAAAGTAGACGGTAAAATTCTTACTCCTGGTAGTTGGATTTCTAGTCTTCCTCAACATTATTGGCCTTCGTCAGATGGAGTTGGTGGGACGGGCGGAACGGGTGGAGATGTAGATGAGAAATTAGCAGCTGCAGCAAAATCTGGAAATATTTCTGCATATAGAAAATTAAGGGCAAAAAATAAAAAGAAATAGGTTTCCCCCTGCAAAAATCTTGTGTACATTTTTAATTTTATTAGTTATAATGTAAGTAGATAATTGAATAAGAGTATCGTTTGTGACGATACGACCAAGTACCTGAGGGCTTGTGATTATGATGATCACAAGCCTTTTTTATTAATCAAAACAAATGGAGGATTATTATGGCAAATGTTTTTGAACAAGTTGACATGATCGCCGCTGAAGCTCTTTTGCATATGGAGGATTCTCTCGTTATTGCTGGGCTTTGTGCGAAGGATGTCTCATCCGATTTTTCTGTAACCCCTAATGGTTACTCTGTCGGTGAGTCCATTCGATTTAAAACTCGTCCGTCTTATGTAGCTAAAGAATTTACGGGTTCTTTAGATAAGCAGGAAGTTAAAGAAGTTTCTCGTACTATGACTATTGAGAAACATCTTGATGTTTCTGTGGAACTGACGGCAAAAGAATTGGCTTTGGATTTTGAGAGTTTTACTGACCAGGTTATTATTCCTGCTGCGTATGCTCTTGCTGAAAAAGTTGATGTGTATGTTGGCACTAAAATTTTAGATGCTCGCGGACTTTATGCTGATTCGTCTGTATTAGGTACGGCAGCTTCTATGGCTTCTGCTCGTAGTGCTGCTAACTATCAGCAGTTAAATCCGATGGGTAGGTTTGGTCTTGTTGATTCTACTTTGGAAGCACGTATGCTAGGTGCAGAGTATTTCAATCGAAGTAATTATCGTGGAGCTCAGGGTGAGTTGACCTTAACTTATGGCTCTATGGGTAAAATGATGAATTTTGATTGGTTCGCCAGTATGAATTTTCCAGAATCTACTCTGAATGCCAGTAATGAAACCACGGCTACTGATAATTCTGGTTCTGCTAATCAGATTGGTGATACTACTCTTAAAGTTGATTCTTTAACCAATCCTATTACTGCCGGGAATTTCTTATCTATCGCAGGTTGTCGTCGGCGTTTTATCGTTAAAACGGATGCTGCTTCTACTGCTACTACTATTGAGTTAGTTGATCCGATTGATGAGGTTATTGCTGATAATGCTGCTGTTACTGTTGTCAATGATAATGAGACAGTAACTATGCATGGTGCACTTTTTGACGACCGTTCTTTGGGTGTGGCTTTTCCGATGTTAGATAAGCCTGAAGATAAAGTCGCTAGTACTATTTCTGATAATGGTGTATCTATTCGAGTGGTTAAAGGCTATAACATGGAAACTAAGAAGACTTTAATGTCTCTTGATGTTTTATGTGCTGCTGCTGCTCTCGATCCTCGTCGTATTACTCTTATCGGAGATGCTGCGTAATCAGTAGTATATAGCCCTATGGTTATATAGTGAAATAGGGGCTTATTACTTTGTGGTAAGCCCCTATTTTTTAAACTTATTTTGGGAGGATTTTATGATGTTTATGTATAGTAAAAGTGGGAAAAAGATTAATTGTGATCAATCCCAAGTTTCGACCTTATTGAGTCATGGTTATTCTTTTAAACCTGCTATTAAAGAAGGGCTTAAAAATGAGTCGAGCAAAGAGAATTCGAAGAATGAGGCAAAAAATTCGACTCTTGAACAAACGAAAACTACTGAAAATTCTAAATCTACTACAACCAAATCTCCATCAATAGAAAAGGCTAAAGTTAAATAATGGATTCTACAATTAAGGGTACAGAATCTGATTCTTATATTTCTGCTGAAGATGCAAAAGATTATTTCTTGAAACGTCCTCATTCTCAATCTATTGAGGAAGAGGACGATTTCGAGAAATTTTTAATGCATGCGACTCTGATTTTAGATAGTTATATTGACTGGTTAGGTGAAAAAACCACTGAGGATCAAGCTTTAGAGTGGCCACGTAAAAATCTTATTGGTATTGATAAAGATACAATTCCAAAAGATATTTTAACAGCCACCTGTGAATTGGCTTTAGTATTATTAGATGATAATGTGCTACAATCAGTAGGACTATCTAATTTTGAGAGTATGAAGATATCATCTATGAGTTTAAAAATAAGTTCTAACACTTCATCTGATTTAATTCCAAGACATATTTTAGAATTAGTATCACAATATGGTAGTATAAATTCTGGATTAAATAGGACTTTAATCAGAACATGAGTATTCAAACAATTTTTAAATCTGGTGTAGATACCATATTTAAAACATTTAAATCTGTATCACATTCAGGGATTTATATTCAAAAAATTGATACAGGATTTGGATCTAATACTCCAGATGAAGAATTTTCTATACCTGAAGTTTTAATTTTAGATCATGAGTCAAAAGAGGTACAAAGAGGGAATTTAGATATAAAATATAGGACTGATTTAGTAGATATTATCTTTAAATCAGAACATTTACCAATAATTCCTAAAGATGGGGATGAATTTATAATTTCATCTATAAAAAGAAAGGTATCAGTTCCTATTTCTTCTGATCCTTTAGGATTAACTTATACTTTGACATTGAAAAAGATGGACTGATGAGTTTTTTATCCGTAATTAATAAATTGAGAAATTTAAGTAAAGCATTATCCAGTACTGGTCTTCAAAGAAGATTAGAAAATTTTTCAGAAGATATTATGGAGGATATTCAAAAAAATTCACCTGTAGATTCTGGCCATTTTCGATCGAGATGGCACAAAACAATGTCAAAATCTATGGTGACTATAAGTAATGATTCACCTTATGCAAAAATAATAGAGTTTGGTAGTACTCCTGGAGAAAGTCCATGGCCTTCAGTTGGTAAAAAAACAGTTATGTTTGAGGGTAAAATATATTCATCTCAAGCTCCTGGTGGAGTTTTACAAAGAACTCTACAAAATTTTATCATAGGTCCAAAATTTAAAAAACATTTTAGGTTCGATATATGATTTGTAGAATAAATTCATTAAATGAAATAGAATCTAGAATTATTCTTCATAAAGATGATATTGGACTTACAACTTTTAGGAGATATCCAAATAGATTAGCTAGAGAATCTGAAGTTCCTTGTTTATTTATGTTTGAAGGACCTGATAAGGTTATAAAAAAATCAACAAAAAGTAATTTAGGATATCCAAAACGAAGAAATTTAGAATCAATACTTGAATTGATAGATTATACTAATGTCATATTTCCTAAAATAATATCTTTAAGGGATTATATTTTGGGAGAAGATTCAAGATTGACTGATGATAGTTTTATTGATGAATCGTATATTGAAGGTCCAATAGGATATGGTATTGATAATATAGTTGTTTGTCGTATAATTTTTACGATAACATACAAAGATGATAATTCTATTTAACGGAGGATGTTATGAGTGATAATTTAGTATTAGGTCGTGGTATTGTATATTTAAATCGGTACAATGCTAGTGGTGAATTACTTGGTGAACGGGATATTGGAAATTGTCCTGAATTATCTTATAATGTTGCATTAAGTAAGTTAGAACATTTTAATTCTCGATCAGGTCTTAAATCTAAAGATAAAGAAGTAATTACTCAGATTACTCCTTCTCTTAAATTCACTGTCGATGAGATTTCTATTGAGAATTTTAATATGATGTCTTTAGGGACATCTTCCACTATTACACAGACGGCTGCCACTGATTTTACAGAAACTATTAATGCAAAGTTAGGGTATCGTGTAGATTTAGACAAAAGAGCTATCTCTAATTTAGTAGTGAAAGATAGTACAGACACTACCACATATGTCTCTGGGACAGATTATTTAGTCGATACGTCTAAGAAAGATGATATAATTGGTAGAATTTATTTTCCTGAAGGTAGTTCAATCACTGATGATGAAGAATTAAACTTAACATATGACTATGGTGATGTAACATATACTTTAATTAAAGGTTTAGCGGATACTTCTTTTGAAGCTCAGTTACGATTTGTATCTGATAACCCTGTTGGTCCTCAGATTGAATTTACTGCTTGGAAAGTCAATATTACTGTAGATGGAGATACTTCATTTATTGGTGATGATTGGTCTAAACTTAGTTTTACTGGCGAAATTCTTAAAGATGAGGCCAATCATTCTTCTAACCCATATTTTCAGGTTATTCGATTAAGTTCTTAATTTAATAGGAGGTTTTTGTGGATCTTTTATCTGATCTTAAAAACCTAATTCCTCATAAGTCAGTGGATATATATGGACATAAAGTTGATATATATCCACTGACTTTATCTGAATTAGGAAAGGTTATTTCGAAACTTCAGTCACATGTATCGAAATTAAATAAACTTGGAATAACATTAGAATCTTTATCAAGTTCTGATCCTAATTATTCTAAAAATTTATTAACTTTATTTACATATCTGATTACTAATTGTCCAGATATTTTAACAGATATTACAAAAATAGATGTTAAAGTATTTGAAAAATTACCCGTTGATAAATCTTTAGAAATTATTTTAGCTGTGTTAGATTTGAATTTTGAGTCGAAAGATACATTGTTAAAAAACTTGAATCGTCTGATCGAGATGATACCGATAGATCAAAAAGTCGAGAATCAGAGTATTACGACTTAAAAGATACAAGTGTCCTATATAGTATTTTACAATACTTAGTAGAAAATGGACATCCTTGGTCAGACGTTAAACATTATACTTTATGTGAAATTGGTATATTTGTAAATATTATAAAAAAACGGGAGGTAGATTCTGATATAAAAAATCTATCATATAATTGGGCTGCTAATAATTATAGTGGAAAACAGTTAAATTCTTTAATTAAATCCTTAAAAGTAGATTCCATGTCTAAATCTGAAAAGGAAAAAATGATAGGTAGAAATTGTGAGAAAATGTTAACAATGAAATTAGTTTAGAAAGTATAGGCATATGGGATCTCAATCAACTGAAACTATTAGTATTGTAATAGATATCTTATTAAATAAAAAAGATTTAGTAAGTAGTCTTGGTAAACAATTTAATAGTTTAAAATTATCTGTAGATGCTTCAAAAGCTTCATTATCCTCCCTTTCTTCTGTGGCTAACTCCACAGACAAATCTTTAAATAAAACATCTAAATCTGCAGAAAAAACTACAAAATCTATAAATAAATTAGCACAAACAAGCACTGTTGTTAGATCTTTATCTAGATCTTTTCAAGATCTTGGTAGTGCTATCCGTTTTTCTGCGTTAACAAAAACAATACAAGGATTAAGTGATACAGTTTTATCTACGTCAGTTAATTGGATAAGATATAATAATACACTTAAATTTGTATATGGATCTACTGAGAAAGCAAATGAAATGCTTACTTTTCTCAGAGATACATCTAATTCTTTAGGTGTAAGTTTTGAAAAATCTATTGATGGTTTTTCACAGTTAGCTGCTGCTGCAAAAGGAGGTAGATTAGAGGGTGAAGGAGTAATTAATACATATCAGGCTTTAGTAGAAACATCTTCAGCATTAGGTTTATCGCAGTATAAATTACAATCAATATTTTATGCTGTTACTCAGATGATATCTAAAGGAACTGTTCAGACTGAAGAGTTAAAAAGACAGTTAGGTGATCAGTTACCAGGTGCTCTTGAAAAAGCTGCTGAGTCCATGCATATGACTAAAAGAGCATTTGTAGATTTGGTAAAATCTGGTGAATTAAAAACTGAAGATTTTTTACCAAAATTTATGGCTTTCTTACACAGTGAATTTGCTGAAACAGCAAAGAAAAATTCAAAAACCATCATTGGTCAATTAGAAAGATTAAAAAATGCTTGGTATGATTTTAGAGTAGCTTTAGGAAAAGGTGAATTTTTAGATATAATATC